TGACCCTGAGAAGTATGACTTTATCACCTTTAACAAGTTTATTATGGACTAAAAAAGTTTTTCTACCCACATATCCGTGAATATGCTTTAACCCGCTCACAGTAACCGTATCGGTTACACCGCTATACTTATGCTTGTGCTTTTCCTTAGCCTCAGGAGTACATTTTTCGTCATCAGTTACACCGCTATACTTATGAGCATGTGAAAAAGACCTGTCAAGTGCCTCTTCAGTAGTATGATTTACCGTCATATCCACATTATAGTCCGTAACATTTCTTGACAGCACTAATTGATTTTCACCAAGGATAAGTTTTTGGTCAATAGCTATTTTAAGCGGACTGTCCGAAACAACATCGCCAAAAAAAACATCACAGATCTTGCTATGCTCCACCGCATCCAATGCTGATTTTTTGATAATGCCGACAAAATCCCTTGCATCAAGCACTAAAATCACCCCCTATAAGCAACAAATCCATAAAGTGTTCATCGCTTTTAAAAATATGCTTGCATTTTTCTACAATAAAATAGTTTTTAGTGATAATATCTCCGATATTAAGATTTACGATTACCATACTGCCGGCTCTTACTTTCAAATTGCCGAATACACCTTTTAAAGTCAGGTTTCTTGTCTTATGATTATACAGTTCAAGTAAAGCATCTGCTTTTGCCTTAGCATTTTTATCACTTTTAATATCTTCAAAATACTGCAAAATACCCCACTTATTAATATTGTTGCCGTCTTTTGTAATATAAATATCTCTCTTGCCTGTTTTTTTATTTTTATACGACAGCTTTATAGTGTTATAGGTATTGGCGTCTATCGAAGAAGTATAATCAAAATCTTGTAAACAGTCCTCATCAATCAAAAGATTAGTTTTCATATTAGAAATATTTTTCAAAGTCAATTTTCCGAAGTTATCATACAAGACATACATCTGCTTGGTATTTTGGAGTGTTTCGTCAAGGGCGTTTTGCACCATATCAAATAAGGTCGTATTTTCTTCCACCCTTGACTTTATCTTAAATTTCGTATCTTCGACAGCTCCAACTTTTAAGTTGAAATCATTGGCAATCATCTTCAAAAATTCGCTTGCAGTCTTATTCTCATATACGATAGTATCTTTATTCTTCAGATACCTGAGTTGGTCGTAGCAAGTTACATCTATCCTGTGTTCCTTGTTCCTTTTTTTAGTAAACACAAAACCGAAAAATACTTCCTTATCGTCTTTTACACATCTGACTTCATTACCTTCCTGAAAATCAATATAATCATCCTTTACTACCTTAAAATTAAGTTGACCCGGTGCTCCTTTTCTTTCCGTAGAAAATGTAACTTCATCTTCTACCAAAGGCTCATACGTCTTGCCCTTGTTTGTAATAAATATCCTTAACATATCCACCTCTAAGGCATTTTCAATACCTGACCTACACGAATTACATTAGGATTAGTTATACTGTCCCTGTTTAATTCGTAAATCTTCTTATACATTTCACCATTTCCGTATTTTCTTTTGGATATTATCCATAAGGTATCTCCTTGTGCCACCTTATACGTCTTGTACTTACCATTTTTGCCTTTATCCTTTGCCTTTAATTTCGATACAATATTTTTCGCCACAGTCGAAACTTTTTTTATCTTTCCGGAGCCTTTTTTTATCTCTTCGTATATCTTGACATCAGTTTTATATTCTTTAAACTGTTTCAATTTCACTGATATTACGACATCAAAGCCCTCTTTTGCATCGTCTTTTATAGAATACTCCTCAAGAGATACAAGAGAGTTAGTCTCATGCAAAATCTTTCCGCTTGGCATATTCCTTAGTATGACAAATCTTATAGGCTTTTTTTCAGCCTTCCAATTTTCAAACTTATCAATATAAAAATGTACAGGTTTAAATCCGTCTGGATAGACAGCAAACGGATATTTTGCACTTGGGATAAGAAGGTCAAAATTACAGTCAAAAAGACCGCCTGTCTTTAGTATATTAATCTCCAAACCATTGATAAGATTAATAGTTTCGTTCTTATTTTTAATCGTCACTGTAATATTAGACGGAGCAACAGGCATCTGTACCCCGTCCAAAAATAACTCATACATTAAATATGCACTCCTTCCGCAACAGAATTTACCGCCTCAGCAGTTGTTGTTACTAAGTAATCCACGACACCGTCAAGATCCATATCGGAGTTTATATTATTGTTGTTGTGTTGCTCTATTTTTATTTCCGCAGTGGTAAATCTGTTTATAGCATCTCTTGCCGCAATATCCCTAAGATACTTCAAATCCTCTTCAGACTTAGACAATTTATCGTGCATAGCCCCTGTATTATCTTTGATTTTACCGACATCTGCAGGGAGAGTTGCTCCCATACCAAGGCCGTTTAGTTTAAGTCCACCGTCATTTTCAGACATTAATTTGGCCGTTTGAGTCAATCTCAATTCATGCTTTGCATTTGCCTCTGTTTTTAACGCTTGAAGATACACATCTCTATTTTTTATATTTTCGTCAATATTGTTTCTAATTTCTTCAAGTGCTCCGTTTCTTCCTGCTTTAGCCGCCTCATTTTCTATTGCCACCTGAGTTCCAAAACTTACTTGTTTAATTAAAGGAATGGCAACACCCGGAATATTATTTACTTGCTTAATAAGCTCGTTGATGTAATATATTGCACCATTTACAAAATTTTGGATAATCATTAAACCGCCTGCTTTCATATCACCGAGCGAATTTAATATACCAACTCTCACTTCTTCAATTTTCAAGCTCAAGAGCATAAAGCCGTTCATTACTGCAAAAACTCCTGTTAAAAAGCTTATTTTAAAATCATCAAAAGCAGTGAGCATTACATCCATAGCAATCGCCCACGCAACACGGACGCCACCAACTGATTGTATCCATTTGTAAATCATATAGACAAGTATACCTATAATCATAGCAACCCACATTATAGGATTAAGTGTTAGAAGATTAAACAATATATATGTTGCCAAAGTTGCCAACTTAGTAGTAACTATATAAAATCCAACAGCAGCTATTACCGCAAGTACAACAGGCTCTAAAGTTGCCCAATTCTGAGCAAGCATCGAGATAAATTGAAGTAATGGTCTACTTACTTCAATAAATCTATTTACTATATTAGTCCATACTTGCCCCCATGTCACAGGCATAGCATTAAATCTGCTGTTTATTTGGTCAGTTGCTCCAAGCAAAGCACTTTTGACAATACCTGCAGTTATTTTACCTTCCTTTGCCAATGCTCTTATCTGACCTATAGGTACATTCAGATAATCTGCTATAGTCCTAATCACAGCAGGAGCCGCCTCAAATACCGCATTAAGTTCCTCGCCTCTTAGCACTCCTGAACCTAATGCTTGAGTCAATTGGAGAGAGGCGGACGCAACTTCTGCTTGAGTTGCTCCGTTGATTACAAATAACTTATTCAAATTTTCGGCAAACTGTATTGTTTCATCTCCATTTGCAAAAGCCTCGCCTGCATTATTTGCAAGTTTGGCCACTGTCCCCATAGTAGTTATATAGTTTGCTCTTGACCTTTGAGCAGAAGCAAATATTTTTCGTTCCAGATTTTCAACGCTTCCGTTATCGTCTACAAGGACACTTAATTTAGCTGAAGATGAAGCCATAGCATCAGATAACCCAACTATTTTTTGAATACCTCTTAGCCCAATATAAGCTCCAACAAGGCTTCTTATTTTTCCTTCAAATCCACCAACAGCTGATTGACCTTCTCTAACTTGTTGATTAAAATTATTGACAACCGAACTGTTAAATGCGTCCCTTATATTATTGTTTACTTGATTAAGTTGTAAATTTATAATATTTACATTATTAACTACATTTCGGGTTAAATTATTCATTGAAGCTCCTACATTATTTAATGAGGATAGTCTTCCTATGGTTTCAAGCTCATTTCTTAGGATTCTTGCATTTTGGTATATCTGTCTAAGTGGACCCGACATCCTGTCAACCGCTGTAATCGTAGTTGATATACTTGCCATTTATTCACCTCCTTTTCCCCATTAAAAAACCACCCTACAATCAGAGTGGTTAAATAAATATCTTATTTTAAATATTCAATTAGGGCATCTTGTAAAATTTTAGAAAAATTGACACCTTTTTCCATAGCTTCATCATTTATCCATTTAGGAATACTGAGAGTTTTTTTTATGCTCTTATTTTTCAACTTATCAATATCTATTTTTATCTTAGAAATATAGATTTTATCCTTAGTTTCTATTTCAAAATTAGGCTGTGGAAGTGTCTTATTCTCTTCAATATAATAAGACACCATAGCCTCTAACACATCATCGATATTACTTATTACCTCTTGTATGCTATCCCCGTCAGTAAAGCATTCATCTATATCAGTGGAATTAGCATAATATACACCATCTTCATATCTTATTATAAAAGGATAAATAAACTCTTTAACCATATAAACCTCCCGCTTTTTTCAGTGGTAGGGCTAAAAACTTAGCCCTGTTATCCTTTTAATATTAGCAAGCGTCCCTGCCGGTATATCTTTCTTGTTACACTTCACAGGACATGCAATACCGTCTTTAACATATATTTCATGCGAACCACTTGTTCTAACAAGAACATAGCCGTTATTTAAAAGAATTTTTACCACTTCTTTGTAAGTTTTTGTATTAGCCATACAGCCTCCTTACAAAGTATATTATACGTATTTAATACGTATTAATCAAGAGATTTTTTAAAAAATTTTAGCCGACCACTAAAATATTGCATTAAAAAACCACTCATCAGAGTGGTTTAAAAATCACATATTCAATACTTCAGCATACATATTATCTATATATGTTTTTATGTTACTTGGCAACTCCATATATTCCTTAGTCATCTTATATTCATACGCAGATTCTGCAACTATGTCCTTGCCCATTGACCTGAGTTCATTTTTAACTTTATTGGACTTCAAAGCCAATTTATAATTTTTATATACATTTTTACCTACTATTAGATAACTTGCATACTCTCTAAAAAAATGCTTAAAATTGTAATCCATACTCTCAGTTAATTTAAACAGCAATTCCGCTTGCTTAATTTGTACATCAGATGGTGTATATTTTTCTTCTACATTGACAGGCATACCATAATAACCGACTAAATCCTTTTGCTTATCAGTCATATTAATAGCCTTACTAAGACTTATAGCACTATTAAAATCTAACACATACATACAAGATATGTTTCTCAGTACACTTGCATTATCCATTTTAAACTTTTTCAGTTCATCACCTTGTAGTAATATACCACTTATATTAAACTTTTTTATATATGCGTGCAATAAGTATCTATCAATTTTAAAAACATATTCCAAATCAAGAATAGACATAACAGGAATACCGTTATAATACTTCTTGACAAGCTCATAAGGTTTTGGCAGTTTTATCTGCACTTGCTGCGGTTGTTTGAGCATTTGCTCCATTTCATTGAATTTATTAATATATGCTATCTTAAAATCAAGGTATCCTTGAATGTTAAACATATATAAAGTAAATCCATCTTTAGTTAAGAGATATTCTTTATATGCCCTTTTTTGATATGTGTTCTATAAAAATTAGGTATAATCAGATACCCCACATTTGGGTTTTCTAATATCTTTTCTAAATCTCTCAATATGTGGTCGTGCCTTTTACCTAATTTCTCAGCAATAACCCTACTTGATACTACTAATCCGTATTTAGAATTATTTTCGATTTTTACTATTTCCATTTTATTTCCTCCTTGAAAATTAAGGGGAAATGTAGTATAATCTATTTGTGGAGTAGATTATTCTACTTATCCCCATTTTTATTTTAACCGATAACAGTGGGGATATTTTTTTATACTTTCTTTTTTAATTCCTCTATTCCTTTGACAATTGCGTCAGTCCTTGAGACTTTTAATTTATCGGCACAATACTGAATATCCGATATCTCATCTTCTGATAGCCTTAGAGTAAGTTTTTCTACTCTTGGCGAAGTGTTTTTTATCGGTCTTCCCATTTTCTTTTTTTCTTCCAAAATACTCCTTTTCTCTTGCCATTTTGTGTATTTTGTGATAGTATAAATATATCAGTAGTGGCAAGACCACCGATATATTTTGTTTGGTGACTTAACTTAATTGTTAAGTCTTTTTTATTTTGTGTTTTCTGCTTCTTTGATAACTTTGTCTATTACTTCTTTTGCTTTTTCTGAATTGTTGCTTTCTATTAAAGCTTGCAATGAATAAAGTAATGTTAATAATTCTAATCTTGTCATAGTTTCCATTTTCATTCTCCTTTCTGCCCTTGCCGGCTACTCATAAAGTTTATCTATCTTTACTGTAAGTATATTATATATTATGCACGTCTAAAAGTCAAGCATTTTTTAAAAAATTTAGCCGACCACTAAAATCGCATTAAAAAAGACACCTTTTACAGTGTCTTTAAAAAATATACTCAGTTTTGCAAAGTACATTATCTAATACCGTCTAAATCAATAGGCTCTTCCTTTTTATCAAAAAAACTCATATCAATATCTCTCGTACTAAATCTATCTACTTTAGGTGTTGGGTCTATACTTTCCATGTAAAGCTCCAGCAATTCAGTACCCGTTTCAATTTCATAATTATATCTGAAATAATCCTCATACAACTTTCCATACTTATCATTAAACCATTCTTGAGAGTATGTATACTCATTATGGTTTCTAAGCTTATCATAAAAAGGAATTGCCACGTCCAAATATTCGTAAAACTCTCCTCTGGTAGATTTTAACTTTACTCCCTCTACATTCGTCCAACTAATTTTTTCTTGCATATTTGAATAGGTTTTGCCTTTGATTTCTACTGAACCTGAATATGAATTATACTTACCTGTAAATGATATTATACATTTACTATGGCCCTTAAATCCCTTTAACAATTTTTTGCCCTTATATTGACCTGTACCATTTATTGCATACAGTTTCGATATGTCAACTGTATCAATAAAATCACTGCTAAAAATCGGAGTTGAGTCCTGTACAGTTTTTTTAGTCTGAGCAAATCCATAAGATGCAAGAGTTAATAAACAAATCATAACACAAATTAATTTTTTCAACATAATTATATCCCTCCTATGTAAAATATTGCGCATTCTTATAATACACAATATTTTCATATTAGGCAACTATTTTTTACTTAATTTTTTCTCGTCCTCAGCTCTTATATCTATGCTTGCAATAATGAATGCTTTTTCATTGATATCCAAATCATCGAATATCGAGGGTAATATATGAAGTTTTTGAAGACAGTAATGAGCATACATTGCCATACTGTCTTCATTTATCAGTTTTTTGCCTCTTCCACCTTATCATCAAGTGTTACGTCAAATCCGCTTAGTCCTTGTACAAAATCACAAAGATCTGAATATTCGCCCGGAGAATCCACCATTTCTTTTATCAACTCTTCAGGGGTCATTACACCGTAGCTGTCTTGTAGTGCCTTGTCATTCAAGTTAGGCTCAATGCACGATGCACACACCAACTTTGCCATATATTTAGAGCTGTTGAACTTAGGCATAGGTATATCCTTTTTACTCTTGATAGTTGCTTGTTGTTCCATACAACTTTCTCTGATAGCCTCATGTTGTGCCGTGCTTATAGGTTTAAACGTCCATACGAGAGGATTGCCGTTTTCGTCTGTAAGCGAAGTTGTCGCCACATAGCTTTTATTTTCTTTTTTTATCTTATTTTCTTTCATAAATCTGCTAAAATCAGACATAATAATTTCTCCTTACCTTTCAATTTTTATAAAAAAGCACCGTTAAAAGGTGCTTATAAAAATCCTACTGCATACCCGCAAGCATTTTGAAAGACTCGGGCATTTTGAAATCTTCAAAAGTAAATTCCATATCCTCTTCCAAATACTCACCGTCAGCGTCAAATTTTGCCAATATACCGCCGTCAATATTGCAGTCAATCAATATCATTGTTTGTCTACCTACCGATGCCGTCGGATCATCATTAGATATTTGCATTTCAAAATATATGTCCTCGCCTGTGTCCTTGTATTTTTGCATCAAATCCCTAAATATAGACGTATTATAATGAAAACTTGCCTTTCCTGTGCCTTTCCATCCGTTAGCTTTGTTTCCCTTTCCCGTTTTACCTAATATTGGAACCTCGCTTTTCGTCTTTTCAAACTTAGCCTCAACATTGATTGCCTGCATGAAATTATATCTGTTTGTCCCTATAGTTACAAAACATTCCGCAAGTTTAGCCGATACGGCATCCTTGCCTTTCATTATAGCGTTAGCCATTAATCTTACCCCCTTATTTAAGCCACATATACTTGCATGTAAAGTTGAGCCATAGCGTTGACTACGGTTACTCTGTCTGTTACAAGTACAGCTTTTTTACTCTCACCTTGTTCAACTATTACGTCCTTATCTTCAAACTTTTCAATAGCTCTTATCTCCTGTAACACTTGGTGATGTTTGACTATATCCGACCATAATGATAATCTCCCTGCATTATCGTTTGGCACTACTCCAAGATATCTTGTATTGAAAAGCACTGCTATATCATTTGCTATTTGGTCAATTACCCTTATACTTTGATTGTCTTTAAATACGTCACCCTTTTCATCTGTCACAGACACCATCGAATTAATATCAGATAATATTCTTATATCTTTTCCTACGTTATGGAATGTGAATTCACCGTCATCTATGGCTTTTCCAAGTTGTGATTGAGTAAAATTACATATAGGCATAAACTCACCGTCATATTTTTTGTTAAGGCATGACTTATTTACAGGGCAGGATGCCTCAATACCCGTAACGAAATATACAAGAGATGACGCTATAGCTCCCTCATCTGACACTGTATTTTTTACGTTAATTACTCCTTCATAATCGGCGGCCTTATTATGCACCACCAGTTGAAATTTTGCTCCTACTTCATCCCTCATCCTCTTGGTAAAATTAACATACAGACTTTTAATCTGTTCATTAGTGCTTACAAGTCCTATTACATTGAAATAAAAGCTTTCTATTTTATTAAGATATGTCTGATGTGCAGATGTTTCCACAGTTCCGTTAGTACCGCCTGATAATTTTATACTTGGGCTTACCTCAAGTGAGGCACCTTTATTCCAAGTAACATAATCATTGTCTTTAAGCTCCTTTGCCGTTGTCACTGTTTGAAAATCCACCTTAATATTGCCGAATTTTACAGTAACATCAAATTTTTGTGCATCATCAATATTTTTTGCCACGGTAACAGACAAATCATTGCCTCTTATACCGCTACATTTTGCGGTTGCTATTGTGCTTGTCGCCTTTACTCCACCGTTTAGTCTATAAGCATACAAAGTTTTAAGATTTGAGAACAAATCCCTTAGGCCTTTCAATTTTTCGTGAGTATATTCATATCCGAATATCTTCATTGAATTTTTTTGAAAATCACCGTTTGTAACTTCGAAAACTTCATTATCCAACCCCCAATCAAGTTCAAGTGCCATTGTACCATATCCTCTTTCAGACAGGTTTGCAGTTGCTTTTTTTACTGAAATAAAGTTGATATAAGTTCCCGGAAGTTTCTTATTTTGAACCAAAAAGGTTCCGCCACCAAGTGCCATTATTTCACCTCTTCACTCATAAATTTATTTAATCTGTCTTTTACCTCTTCTATAGTAAGCTCCTCATCATCTTCTATTATCACCGCCAAAGCGTCTTGTCTGTTAGCAAACTGTTTAGAGTTTATAATTTGCTCTTTGGTAAAGACAGGTGTTTCGTTGCTTACAACTTCATTATTTTTTACAGACTTTGCCATGTTTCCCCCTTAGTCCTTTAATTTCGATTTTAGTAAATGACTTTCCATCTTATCCTTATCAGTCATCTTTCTTACAAAGAAATCATAATCGACAAAAAATACAAGCATATTATCCACTGTTTCTCTACTCATATTCTCACCCCTTATCAAATCCTTATCGTCTTTTATATACTCCAAGCATTTAAAAAGTCGTTGACCGATATTATGAAAATCACTTATATCATCAAGTTTTGGTAAATAAGTTATAGAAAACTTATGTCTCCTTAAATATCTCTTATCAAAAAACAGATTTTGTTTTTCGTTGATACATGTTACTATAAAACAAGGCTCCTGTAAGCCCTGTTTTACACTCTCAAGATATATTTCATACTCCAAGCCGAATTCATTGCTTAAAGCCCTGCTGATTGCATCTAAAATCTTGCTAACCATTAATCACACTCTCCAACTTTTTTTTGACCTTTTCTCCCAATATCTCATCCGTATGGTCATTGACACTATCGACAGATTTTTGCATAAAGTATTTGCCGCTTACAAATGACTTTACAAGCCTTTTACCTATAGCTTTTACATATCTTCCTACCTGTTGTTTATGCCCATATTCGACATGGGACGCATATGAAGTAATATTTTCTACCTTGACCACGGACTTTCCACGATATTTGTTTTTTTCCGCTATCTTCCAGTTTCGCCTTAATACACCCGACAATACAGGAGTATTCCGCCTTACCTCTCTTAATGTTCTTTGCCCCAAGTCTTTCGCACAGTCAAATATAAAGTCGTCGATTTTTGCCTCGTCAAGTCTTTTCATCAACTCATCC